AGTCAGAATTGCCACTGGTGCGAAGGTTTCAAAGTCATCAAAAATTGGTGAGATTTCCTACGGTTTCGCAGCCCAAAAGTTTTCAGGCGGCGGCACAACGCAACAGTTATGGGCAGGTAACGAATTCGGTTCAAATAAGAAAAAGCAATTTCCAGTGTGGTCAGGTCGTGAAGGTCGCGGTTCACGCGGCTGGTTTATCTATCCGACATTGCGCAGAATCCAGCCTGAAATCGTCAAGCGTTGGGAAAACGCATTTGTCAAAGTTGTGAAGGAGTTTGACTAATGGCTGGCAGTCGTACCCTTAAACTCTCGATTCTTGGCGACGTCGACAATCTGAACAAATCGCTGAAAACCGCGTCAGGCGACGTCGACACATTTGGCGACAAGGTTGGCAAGGCAGGAGTTGCAATTGGTAAAGCATTCGCCGCAGCTGCTGCCGCTGCTGGTGCTGCCGCAATCGCAATTGGTATCGAAGGCGTAAAGGCTGCAATTGCTGACGAAAAGGCACAAACACAATTGGCGTTGGCGTTGGAAAATGCCACGGGTGCAACCCAGGCGCAGATCAAAGCAACCGAAGATTCGATTCTTCAAATGTCATTGGCGACTGGTGTTGCTGACGACGAATTGCGCCCAGCACTTGGTCGCCTGGTTAGATCAACGGGCGACATCACAAAGGCGCAAGATTTACTTTCAACCGCGCTGGACATCAGCGCAGCAACAGGCAAGCCAGTCGAAGCAATTGCAAATTCACTTGCTAAGGCTTACGACGGCAACACCGCTGCCCTGGGCAAATTGGGCGTCGGGTTATCTACTGCCGAATTGAAAACAATGTCATTCGAACAGGTTCAAGGTCGCCTGACTGAATTATTTGGTGGCGCAGCAGCCCGCAACGCTGACACTTACGCGGGACAGATCGCACGCGTTCAGGTTGCATTTGACGAAGCAAAAGAAACCCTGGGAACGGCGTTGTTGCCAATCCTGGACAAACTATTGAAGTTCATCAATGAAAACGCATTGCCAGCAATCCAGGCATTTTCAGCGGCGTTCAGCCTTACCGAAGGCGACGGGTTTGGCAAGATCATCACCGACGTTGGCACAACATTGAAAAAAACATTCACACCAATCATTGAAGGCGTGAAGTCCGCATTTGATAGCGTGAAAACCGCCGTGCTTAATAGCAAGGACGAATTTTCAGCGTTTTTCGAAGTGGTCAAATTTGTCGCGCCGATACTGGGCAAAGTTATTGGGGCACAGATCACTGCAATTGGAAACATTGCTGAAGTAGTCATCACGATCATTTCAAAGGTTTTGGCTGCGATTAAGCCATTGTTGAACACTGCTATTGACGGAATCAATTTAATAATCAAGGGTTACAACTTAATTCAAACAGGTAAAGACATTCCAGCAATTCAAAAAATCGGTGCTTCATCAGGTTCAACCGCGACGGGCGCACTGGGCAATTTTTCAATGTCCACGGGTCAAGTTTCAACAATACCAACCAGCACGGTTTCAACTGGCGGTGGTGGTGGTAGCACGGGCGGCGGGGGAACAACTAGCGGGGGCGGCATTGCGGGCGTAGTTGCTTCAGCGGCTTCAGCTGCTAACAACATTGTTTCAGGCAACTTCAATCCTGGTTCATTCCGCATGGCAGAAAACGCGGGCATGGGTACGACAATTAACCTGACCGTGACAGGGGCATTTGATCGCGAAGGCACTGCACGAACAATCGTTGAAACCTTGAACGATTCGTTTTACCGTGGCACGGGTGGTGCAGGAAGCCTTCAAATAGCATGACGCAATGGTCACCCATTTGGAAGGTTGAAATTGACGGCGTTGAATACACCGACGCCGTTTTGGCAAACCTAATCATTCGTAGCGGTCGAACAAACATTTATGAACAGGCGCAGGCGGGTTATGTAAATCTTCAATTGATCGACGTCAACCAAACTGCAATCCCGGTGACGATCAATTCAACAATTTCGGTTCAGGTCAAAAATACTTCAAACACATTTGTTTCAATTTTTGGCGGCAACGTCGTTGACATTGGTTTGGAAGTTCGCGACGTGGGCACAACTATGTTCACGCAGACTTATTCGATCACCGCATTGGGCGCATTGGCACGTTTGCCAAAAACCTTGACCAACGGGGTTCTTTCCAAAGAATTTGACGGTGATCAGATTTATGACATTCTCAGCGACGTTTTGTTCAATACATGGGCGCAGGTGGCGGGTTCGGTTACGTGGGGAACATACACACCAGCGGGCACAACATGGGCAACTGCTGAAAATAACGGTTTAGGTGAAATCGATCGCCCAGGCAATTATGAATTGGCAGCCCGTTCGTCGGAACGAATTGATGTTTATTCACTGGTTTCGGCGTTGGCAACGTCGGGGCTGGGTTACATTTACGAGGACGCCCAGGGTCGTATCGGGTACGCAGATTCCACCCACCGCACCAATTATCTTGCAGCCAACGGTTACGTTGACCTTGACGCAAATCACGCCCGCGCGGCTGGGCTTCGAATTCAAACCCGTGTGGGCGACGTTCGAAATTCCTTAACGATTAAATACAACGCGACCAGCAGCAGCGAACAATCAGCCAGTGACGCCAATTCAATTGCCCTTTACGGCACGCTTGCACAAATTATCGAAACAACTTTGCACAATTCAGCTGACGCGTTAGCGCAGGCAAATTTCTATTTGTCATTGCGTGCCCAACCCCAGCCAATCTTCAGTGAAATTTCGTTTGACCTGACAAACCCTGAAATTGACAATGCTGACCGCGACGCATTGATCAATGTTTTTATGGGCGAAGCGATTTCGTTGAACAACCTGCCGTTGAACATGGCGTCGGGTACATTCCAGGGCTTCGTTGAGGGCTGGTCGTTTCAAGCCGCCTATAACCGTTTGAGCGTTACATTGTTGTTGTCGCCATTGGCTTATTCGTTGCAGGCAATGCGTTGGAATGACGTGCCAGTGACTGAAACATGGTCAAGCGTGTCGCCGACACTTGACTGGGAAAGTGCAACAATTGTTGCCTGATAAGGAGAAAACATGACAAACCCAACAAGCAATTTCGGGTGGCAAATGCCTACCAGCACGGATTTAGTCACTGACCTTCCAGCCGATTTTGAAGTTTTTGGTCAGGCGGTCGATACATCATTGGCTGATTTAAAGGGTGGAACAACGGGGCAAGTGCTTGCAAAAGCGTCAAACGCAAACATGGATTTTGTTTGGACAACTGATGCAAGTGGCATGACTAACCCTATGACAACAACAGGCGACACAATTTATTCATCAAGCGGGTCAACGCCCGCACGTTTGGGTATCGGAACAACTGGGCAAATTCTTACGGTTGCAGGTGGGATACCTTCGTGGGCAACGGTTACGCAAAAAGTCGTTAAAATTGTTGCAGCAACAACAACGACCGAAACATCTTCATCATCTGCAAGTTACGCGGATACGACTTTAACGGCAACAATTACACCAGCAAGCGCAAGCAACCAAATTTTGGTTTTCGTTAGCCAAAATGGATTGCAAAAGGTTTCATCAGACACAGGTGTCGATTTAAGACTGATGAGAGGTGCAACAAACATTGCAACATTTGGTTTGGCTATTGGTGCAAACGCAGCAAGTACAACCCATTTTGACGGTGGTTCGTCCGTAACGATTTTAGATAGTCCAGCGACAACAAGCGCGACAACATACAAAACCCAATTTGCTTCAAGTAGCGGAACAGCAGCTGCGCGAGTGCAAATGAATTCCGTTCGATCAAGCATTGTTTTAGTGGAGGTCACACCATGACAAATTTGGAAATTGTAAAGGCTTTAATTTCTTTGAAACCAAATGCCGAATGGACGATTTCAGGCGATAATTACGAAAATTTAATTTGGCTTTCAAATGGCAAACCGCCAACTTTGGCAGAAATTGAAGCAGAAATTGCTTTATTGCCAGCAAAAGAATCTGCCGTTTTGGTTACAAAAAATGCTGAAAAGGCTGCATTGCTTGAGCGTTTAGGCATAAGCCACGACGAAGCGAAATTATTGTTTTCATGACTTATCCGCAAGGTACAAATGCAAGATTCATTGAAGTCGCGGCAGCTGAAGTCGGCACGGTTGAAGAAGGTGACAACCTGACAAAATACGGCAAGTTCACAAAGGCAGACGGCTTGCCGTGGTGCGGTTCATTTGTCAATTGGTGTGCAGCCCAGGCAGGAATCAAGATTCATTCAGTTGTTGGCACTGCCGTTGGCGCACATAAATTCAAAGAAATCCAACGTTGGTCATCAATGCCACAACTGGGTTATTTGGCTTTCATGGACTTTCCACATGACGGTGTCGACCGCATTTCTCACATTGGCATTGTTGTGGGACTTATCGATTCAAAGACATGTTTGACGATCGAAGGCAACACCAGCGGGACAGGCGACCAACGCAATGGCGGCATGGTCATGGTGAAGGTTCGGTCATACGGTGAAGGTAAGGAAATTGTCGGTTTCGGCATTCCAAAGTTTGTGCCGTACAAAGGCGAATTCCCAAAAATCGAAATACCTACAACGGCAGCGAAGCCAAAGAAGGAGACAAAAAAATGGTCGAAGCCAAAGCCTTGATTGCGTCATGGGCGCGTTCATTTATGGCAGCAGCACTTGCCTTATACATGGCGGGCGTTACTGACCCGAAGACCCTTGCAATGGCAGGGGTTGCAGCGGTTGCACCAGTGATTTTGCGCTGGTTAAACCCAAACGACAAAGCCTTCGGTTCTACGGGGAAGTGAACCGCAGATTCGCAGCGGCTGGGTTGGTTTGGGCACTTGCACTAACCCAGTCCGCATGCGGGTATCAGGGGTGGATTCGTTATGAATGTCAAGAATTTGAAAACTGGTCAAAGGCACACTGCCAGCCGCCGCAATGCGTCCCGACTGGAACATGCACTGACGACATACTTGGAATTGAATCGCAACAAACCCGCACGCCGTAAATCACCCGAAGAAATTCACGCCCAGCTGATTTTAATAATTGGCACAACCCTGGCAATGGTGTTTTTAATCGTCACAATTGGAATCACGTATGCGCTTATTTTCGTGACGCAACCAATCGGGGCGCAAGCACCAAATGACGCGGCGTTTATCGATCTACTGAAAACACTTGCAATTTTCTTGACTGGGTCATTGGGCGGCGTACTTGCTGGCAATGGACTGAAATCAAAGCCAAAGCCGATCGACACGCCGACAAACACGCAAGGTTCTTGACCGCGCGCCAATCATGCGTCACCCTGATGTCAGGTGGTAGTCCTACCGCCTAGAATCGGGAGAATTCAAAATGGTACTTGATCTACTTGACCCTGAGACATTGGGGCGTTTGGTGCTGGTGATCATTCTTATGGTCATTTCAGGGGCTGCGGGTTACGCCAAAGGCTTCAAAGAAGGCAAGCGTGAAGGCATTGCGCGTCGTAAAGCAGTGGTTCGCCACATAGCAAATAAGGCGGTCAAATAATGGCTGGCTTCCTTGACAATTACGAAGACGTTGCGGCACGAATTAAGCGTTTTTGGGAAACACACCCTTCAGGGCGCATTGAAAATCACATTGTCGAATTCAACGCCGAAAAGGGTTACATTTTAGTTCAGACACAAATCTTCAAAGAGTACGAAGACGAAAAGCCGTCAGCGATCGATTATGCCTTCGGCAACGTGGCAACGTACAACGTCCAAATGAAGAAATTTTTCTGCGAAGACACGGTCACGTCCAGCATTGGGCGCGCCATTGGTTTGTTGCTGGGTACGGATAAACGTCCAACCCGTCAAGACATGGAAAAGGTCGAAACGATTAGCACGAGCGTGGCAAAATCGACGGCTGACGATTATGACCCCTGGTCAAAAAAGTTTGGCGACGTGCCTAGTTTCAAGACCGCGGGGGAAGCCGAATTGGCTGGCACACCGTCATTTGGTTCATCAGCTGACGGCACAACATTGCGTGATGCCATTGCTGAGATCGACGGGCAATTGGGCGGGCAGATTATTGAAGAAGCACCAAAATGCGAACACGGTCACCGTTTATGGAAAACAGGCAAAAAGAAAAACGGCGACGACTGGGCTGGGTATTTCTGCCCTGAACGCGAAAAGACAAACCAGTGTCAACCAATTTGGTACATGTTTGGTTCAAATGGAAAGTGGCGTGCCCAATGAGCGACTACGTCGAAATAATCTACCCACAAAGCATGACTGCAAAACTGATGAAAAACGGTGAAGTAATTGCCGAATACAAAGTTGAACAATGCGACGGGTGTGCGAAGGTCATGAAACTGGACGCCTTCGGTTACAAAGTGGGGCAGGCAGGCGAAAAACTTGCCTGGTTGTGTGGTGGTTGCAGGTGAAAATGCAATTGACCCGTGAAGAAGAAATCACGTGCATGTTGGCAGCGGTCAAATTGGCAGTGGACAACAACAAATTCATGGACAACCCGCAACGTCATCAAAAGGAATTGGGAACGTTTGAATACCTGGTCGAATCTGCTGAAGCAATTGGCAGCGAATGGGTTGTTGCAAAATACTTCAATCTTGCATTTGACCCGTATGAAAACAAATTCAAAGTCAAGGCTGACGTCGGCAATGCGATCGAAGTTCGCTGGACGAAATACGTCACCGGGCAGCTAATCGTTCATGAATACGACCGACCAACCGACATTGCGGTGTTGGTA